CGCTTAAATACTAATTGATTATTTATGTAAGTGATTATGTATTATCTATAATGACATTGTAAACGGCAATCATTATAGGGATATAAATATCCTAAAGGAAGAAATACTCCAAAGAAATTAATCCTTAGAGTAATTGTAATAAGCATTATGCACTTATCACAATTCGTCCTATAGATAGTAGCCTTTAGGCAGTTGAAGTTGCGAGCGTACTTCCCGAAACGGGTGCTCTAGCTCCAGCAAGATAAAGGTTTCTATCTAATTGACGATCAGCATTACGATCTTGTAAGTCATACGCGCCTGTTTGCAAGCGGTTGGTGTTATCAAAATTAATGCCAGCCATCGTCTGACCATAGTCCATTGTAAATTCATTCATGCCCTGTTGCAATTTACTCTGTTGGTTAAACAAATTACCCTGGAGGTCTTTTTGTTGGCCAAATTGAGATTGTTGCATGAGAGTGTCATGACTAAATGAACTATTTTGCATTTGAGTTTCGTGCCCAAACATATTATTCTGCATTGTTAATTGTTGCTTTCTCTCAGCTTTCTTATCCATTGCACCAAAGATACCACTAGTTAATCCAGCGGCAGCTCCAGCAGCAAGCATAGCATTAGCTGTAACAATTAAAGGTTCAGTGTCATTATGGAATTTCTCCATCAAAGCGAAAGCAAATTGATCATTGGATGATGCTCTTTCAATCCATTGATTATCATTAGTAAATGCAAAAGCTGTTGTTCTCCTGACTGACTCTATTTTAGAAACCATAAGTTGTGATAAGCGTTTTGGTAAAAACGCTGATATGGCATTGGAACTTCTGATAGCAAAACAATTAAATTCTTGTAAGAATCTAACAGTTGCTATCTCATTCTGGGAAATAGGATCAATCAATCTAAATTGGAGTGTTTCAACAGAATCAAGATCCTGAGAACGAAGCTGAAAATATTTTAAAATTACTATATCATCATAAAGGCTAGGGTCAGTATAACCTTTTGTTGGAAAAGCTGATATAGTTTGGTTAGTAAAAGAAATTCTTTTATAACCAGCTGGAAGAGCTTGCCACACACTAGGGCGATTGATAGTGATTGGTATATCTATAGCTGTATAGTTCATACTGAGAATTCCATCATTGATGATTGGTCCAATAGGATCACGGAGTTCTCTTACAACTATAGTAAGAAGTGCAACACCATGGGTAGTTACAATTTTATACCCACCAAATCTATCATATCCTTTATTGTTCGCTGGTTTATACCTGAAGACAGATGTTATGCCGAACCCAGTTGTTGGGTATTCAGATATTATATTTCTCATGAAAGAACCAGTGAACATAGAATCGATTAGATCTAGATCGGTACCTTGATATACACGACACTGTTCTCTAGTTTTGGTCGTTGTTCTTGGTCGTTGACTCCATCCAGCAGCGCCATTCATGAAGTACATCATGCGTGCAAACTGTTCAGATGGGATATTAGTTGACCAAAATGTTAGAGCTACTGTAGGTAGGTCAACATTCCATGGGGTATCAACATCTATACGATATTGGTCATATTCAATGTTGCTTCCCCATATCTGCCCAGTAAAGGTGGTGTTATATGATGAAGATGTTCCGAAATTTGAACTAACCTCAGATAAAGGTAATTGAGGTGTTTGGGAAATAACTTGAGGATAGGCTTTGTTGCCATCAGTGGCTATATTAACATCCAAATTAAGTAAATGTGGGAAGAGAGAAGTGGTAGTGACATTAGGTACTGCATCAATACCTGGGAGTGCTTGAGCGATCGCTCTTCGGGCTGTGGAGATGACAGGATTTGAAAATACAAACGGATTAGGTTCGGCTGCATTCGATAATTTTGATGCTATCCTTATACGAGTGCTAACTCCTTCTTTCAAAGGATTCTGCAAACTCATTAACAAGAATAGTACCAAATGGGGCCTATCGTTGTAGTCAGATTCGTCATCATGTGCTAACCTATAGAAATGTTCTCTTCTAGCATCATGGAGAATATGGATTTTATTCCATGGTGTTGTTACTCCTTCTGCCTGATAAGAATATTTCATAAGTTCAGATATTGGTGCGGTTGAAGTGGCTATCTTATTAGGATACCAAGCAATACCAATAGCTCCAGAGAACAGTGGATTACCAATAACAGTGAACCGGTATTGGATAGCTCCATTTATTCTCTCGTGCGTATCAGCATAATACCTGACATAATTATTAACGTATTCATGATGAACACCATATGGGATTTGAGCTATAATTGAACCTTCACTCGCTGTATCAGAAACAGTAATTTGCTTATCACAATCGATGAATTGATTATAAATCAACTCTTTAATATCGAATGTAATAGCACCAACTCCTAACATATTTGGAGCTCCAACTGGGTTGAGAGCTTCGGTAGGAGTGGCATTAACAGCTGACACTATATCGTCGCCGCCACTTACCATTGCTGGGTTGATGGCGGTTGGTTGAGGATTAATGCGCGAAGGAAGATCCATATATTGCTGACCCTGAGCAGCTTGGTTCATTAAAGCTGGTTCTATGGGTTGATCATTTGCATTAGATTGTACCAGAGATTGACACAATGTATATTGTGATTTCTCGGTTAAAGTGTCATTTGAATCTATGACTATGGAAGTTTGTCCCACCATCACAGATTCGTTTTCTTCTGCAAATGCGTCGATAATATGCCAAGCTTCTGAACTTGGTTTACAATTGATCGACCAGAAATTGGAATCGCTAAGATAAGCAACTCCAACTTGCGATAAACCAAGATAATTAAGACGATTAATAATTGACTTGAATTCTCTTGGCGTAGTTGGTGGATAAGCCAAAAGTGAGCAGGAATCTCCACAATTAGCCGAGACAAGAGTATTAAGAATAGCTTGGGCTGCTTCTCGTTTTGACTCTTGTTTAGTTTTACCTGATCCAGTTCTGGTGACTGCGCCGTAGGTGCAAGTGGATTCCCAGACTGGGGCTTCCTTTGCTCCTCGTTGGGATGAAGCAAAATTGAGGGGGGATTCATTTTTAAGTGACCGGTTAGTAAGTTGTGAAATTGGGTCCATTATAATAGAATCGTTTATTGCTGGTATATTATTTGATATAGCAGTTGAATGGTGATAAGGTATTGTATTTGCGGTTAAAGCGTACGATATTTTGTTATCTATGACATTGTCCGGTGTCTCCAGACCGATTAAAATTGGAGAAATATTGGTTCCACAAACATAGTTGAGGAACCATTCCCGGTATTCATTATACCTACAAATTCCAACACCTTTATCAACAATCTTATACTTTCTCATTATATACAAGGCAATACGTTTGACTCTATCGAAGAAAACTTCGTTATGCAGAGATGCCTCAAACATAACGACTTGTAGATTATCAGATATTTGACTTTGAGTTAGGTTCTTACACCAGAAAAGTCCACTTAGTATAGATGTTTCTTTTAACGCTGGGTAAATTATACCTTTTGTATCAAGAAAATCTCGTGAACAAAAACTGGTTGCAGAGCCTTTAGCAGGTGTTACAGCAAAGTTAAATAGAGATCCTGCGTAAACAAGATCTTCAGATGTTAAATTAACTCTAGCATCGAATTTAGCTAGAATATCATCACCAAATGCTAAGAATCGGAAAGAATCTTGAACTTGGGAATAAGTGGGCATAACTCCATTGATCTCTTGTAACTTCTTAATAACTGCATAAGTATAGAAAAATTCCATACCATAGCAATTCATAATAGTGGTTACAAAAACCCCGGATTCATTCCCACAATCTACGAAATACACAGTACCGTCAACAACGTGTAAAGTATATGTTAGACTTTTAGCAATAGCTTCTCTAACATGTTTTGGAGTATCCTGTAACATAGCATCACAGAAATTATATATTAATTCAACTGGAAAAGACTTGTCACAGCCAGATATGTCAGTTGCAATAATATCTCCATCTACTTCATTAAGTTGTTTCCAGAACATTGTATATTCCGAGTATGGGTTCATTCCAAGTTTCCATGGTGCATGGATATGATTACGAATAACTTCAGCAGACATATGTCCAAAGTATCTCTTAAGAGCCATGTTAACATGAAAGTCAAGTTCGTTAAATAAGCGAACTTTTCCCTCATTAACTTTATTAACTGGCAATAGTTCGACTTTCCTATTATCTTTACAGACAATAAGTGGAGATTGTCCATCTTCCCATAACTTAACGATATTTAGATACTTATTCTTCACATCGATAGCTGCTTCAGTATTATTAAGCTCCCAATATGGTCTAGCATTATTATCAGCATTACGGTTATTTAAGATTGCTTTCTTGTCATGTATGTTATATTTAAGCTTTAAGAACATTCCACCAGATGTATTTGGATCAAACGGTTTAGATGAATCATCTAAATAACCATTTAATATTGTGGTAATGTTCATAGGCTTATTACTTCCATAATCTATAGTAATCCTTTGAGAAATGTAATCTTTAGCCAGAGCAAAGATTGCAGAATCCCATTTACGATAGTTAGGTTGTCTCTTAGCATACTTAATACATTGCGCATCTAGTGTTTGCCATCTACCTTTCTTATCTTGGACCAGTTTATCTGTCGACATATATTCATAATATGTTAAGGCTGAGTGCTTAGTTGGGAGAGAAACTCCTAATTTAGCACAATCATGATCGCTTAACATTCTTTTGTGGCTATCTCGTGGTTTAGACATAAGGTAAATATCCTTACAAAATCCAAAGACTGATAATCCAGGAAGTGATTTGGTTGTCACTTTAGAATTCTCAATCAAACTTGAATAATAAGGATCGAACTTAATATCCAAACAGTGAGGATGAACAAAATCAACAGGTTCAACTGAATTTGGCACCAATTGAGTGCTAAGGAACTTTAATTCATCTTGAGAAACAAGAGAAAAGAAAGCAGCAGATGTTGAAGAAATTGCATTATGAATGCCCATAATCTTTAATTCTGTTCCTACTCTTACGATTAGCGGAAATCCACAATCCCCGCGTTTAATAAAAGCAGGTGTATTAGTGAATGAAGCGAAATGAGCTATTATTAATCCTTCAGTTGGAAAGAAATCTGGATTTGATGGATCAACTATTGGGTGTATTTTCTTAGTAGTTAATCGTATTCTAGCATGTCCTATTGTAGAATCACCTTCAATAGCACGAACGAAATAACCTTCTGAGGTCATATTCTCGATACTAGTAGATGTAAAGTGTTGGGTGATATCTTTGAACGCAAAGGTTTTCTTAGCTAGTTTAAAAACTGCCAAGTCTTTATCGCGGTTTATCATTAGGCATTTAACCCTATGAGTAAAACCATCGAAAGTAAATTCAAAGATGTCATCTTTCTGATTTACAATATGACCGACTGAAATAAGAAAATCGTCCCTAATACCTAAAGCAAAAGCAGATCGTTTAACTGTTTTGTTTAATATAGCACCATAGTTCTTGATTAGCACACCAGTCAAAGAATCTAACTGATTCTTAGTTTGGAATGCTATTTCAGAAGCTCTTATGGCATTAGCATTAATAGTTGGTATATCATTAGGATTTGTCTTCCAATAAGTTTGGAGACCACGATAGTCAGCATCCATTACATAATCATTAGCAGTTTTAAGGGTTGTATTAGCAACCCATTCGCCGTTATAATAATCATGCATTCTGGTTTGGAAACTATCATAATCTCCTACGGTCATTCTTCCTCTGGCTTCATTATCAAGCTGGGTTAATGTATTTCTGTTACGGCCTAATTTTTGCATTCTTACAATAAAATCTTTTACGACTACAGAATCTTCATCGTGAGTAGTATTAGACATTATGTCAATGCCTTTATCTTTACACATCCATCTCATTAAATATAACCCGCCTATTATAGCGGATATAATTCCGCCTATAATAATTATAGGCTTCATCTTTGAGATTTCCTGAGTTTTGATAAGGACTTTGTCTGCAAGTTGTAATTTTTGCAAGTGATGACTATAACTTACACGCAAGATTTCTTCTTTCTCTATATAATTCTGTAACATTAAGTGTTCACTAATAAGCAAATTACCCAATGGTGGTTCAGACTTACGAGAGAAACGAGAATAAGCATAATCTCCCATTGATATGGCGACAAATTCACCATTTGGCCTTGTGTAATGAATAACATCATCAAGGTGCGCAATGACTCCTTCAAAAGGAATATCACAGCTGCCTATATAGAAATGTTGTTCTTAAAAGACAATTGGATTAATGGGTCATATATCTTGAATGAGCAAGTAAATCCTGGTGTGAATAGACACAGTTTAGCTAATAGAACCTTCATAGAATGTATGAAGGATTCTAAAGTGTCCACGTTAGGCATCATGAAAGGTGATGCTGATGAGACACTAGAAACAACGGCATAAAGATTATTATACACCGTTGGATCAGCTATTTTGACAGAAAATTCATCAGATGGCTTGAAAAAAGCTTGAGCTAACAATTTTTCCGACTGCATATAACGCTTGAATGTTGTAAAATCACGCGAAGCAATCTGAATGTCAGCATTAGGTATATCCATGAGCATATGTCTAGTTTCAATTAGAGTTGAACTCTTAACATACTCTGTATACGCTGAAAAGACTTTTTCCGTTAATTCTGTTGGATTACAAAGAGTTCCATCGATAGTTAAGCCACCGATGGAAGAATCAATGATGATACCATCCGTTTGTGGAGTAGAAAAGAATTCTCTACGGTGAAGACACCATCCAGTAAAACCCATTCTACGGGCTATACCTGAATGTGATCCCCACTCACTAACATCATAGTATGGTGTTAACGGATGTGACAATGAACGATGCTTATGAATGGGATGGTTTACTACCAAGATAAAGATAGAACCTTTACCTTGTTTGTTAATCCATTCATGATATGCATCTGCATTATTTTGTGTTAGAACATCATCAATGATATAGATAGAGGCATGGGTAGAAACCTCAGATAGGGTATTAGTTACCTTAATAATAGGCATATGATAGTGCCTACTTAGTATCTGAGATATATATCCAGCCTGTTCAGATTTTCCGGTTCCAGGCTCTCCTTGTAGACGAACTACAAAGAATCTTTGAGAATTTTCACCCACATCATTAGCTATAACTTGTGTATCAAGTTGAGTGTAAGTGCGATCGTGAGATTTTAACATATTCATTGTGAGAGCGTAAGCACTCCAATATCTACGAATAACCTCATCGATAGTTGCAGGTACTGATTCTCCTTTTCCAAGATAGAATGTTCTTTGTTTAATGGCTAGGTTAACCGTTAAATAATCTATATACTGTGGAACAGTTATAGAATGCCATTCTTTATCATCTGGATGATGAGCATCTGAGAGTGTAACCCTCAGAGCCAAGTGTGAGAAATCAGGTAATCTATGAGCACCACTGTTGGGATCGTGGCGATTTGGATTACGAGGATCTATCACTGTGACTCGAATAAAACGATCAAAGAGAGCAGTTGTTGCTTGCTCGCTTAGAACTCGTCCTACACGTTCTGATGGGTTTGGATCATTGCATGTCAATGAAAGTAGAGCTAATTCACAAGGTTGTTTCTTTATGAATGCTCCTTCCATGTTGTAATAATCACCTGATGTTATTTCGGTGAGATTAGCTATATTGGGATCATTCCCCATAGTAGCTAACCATTCATTACAAACTCCGAATTTTTGGTAAGCATAAGGATCATGAAATTCCTTTGACTTACGGATCGAGTATAGATCTGGATCCCAGTCAAGACGTTCTCCAATAACCTTGCCAAGATACTCTACAAATTTGGATTTTCCTACAGCACGATTGCCATAGAGAATTTGTCCTTGAGTAGGTACTCGGGAAGTGTTATCTAGAGCAGATGAAATAGCTTCCAATTTAGTGGTTGCAGATTGAATACCACTATGAATGGTTTTCTTAAATTCTGCAACTGCAAGATGGGTTGCCTTTTCACATCTATGTTTCATAGCGAAAGCAGCTCTATCTGGGAATGTAGAAAGCCTAACACGCAATTTTGGTTTACGCATATAGGTTTCCGTTGGTGTTTTCATGATATCAATTGCCTCTTTAGACAATTCACACATAGTGTTAGTAAAATGGGTATCTCCTGTGACATCAACACCAGCTACAGTTTCTGCAAGAAAATGCACCGAATCATTTAGTGATTTCGATACTTTATCAGTGCAAGTAAGCGTAGTGTTAATATTAGAAGCAAGTTTTACAGCGTTCATTCCGAAGAGCGGGCCTATAAAGGCCACTAATGCTCCTATAACGGAAACAATTGGAGAAATCCATTTAACTACAGTTGTATACCAGGTCGTAGGTATTGTTGGATCTGGAATAGGCCCTTGTTCAGGGCCATCAGCATTTGCCACAACAGTATTAAAGATACTATTATATTGATCTTTTATCCACTGGGTAGCAAAAGCTAAGGCGGTATCTATTATTTGCTTGCCCACTATATTAGATAATATATGTCTAATAATAATAGTGAGTTGGCAAGAGATGGCACCAGTAGCATATATAAAGCTGCTGATACTTCTTTCGGCGATAGATAAGCGCCATACTTCGGATATAAGGCCAAAAATGGCCGGTAAGATAGTTGTTATATCTTTTAATCCGATTTTATTTAAAATGGATTCGATCCATTTATAGGCAGTGTCGAAGAAATTAATTGTTTC